TTCGAGATCCCCGAGCATATCAACTCCGGCGGCAAGCAGATGCTCGCCGTACACAAGCTGCCCGGCGGCAGTCGCGTCGTCGATGTGATGGGGCCGGATGACGATTCCATCCGCTGGTCAGGCCGGTTTCGCGGATCGAACGCCCAGCAGAGGGCCGGATTGCTGGAGTATATGTATCGCGCCGGACAACAAATCCTTCTCACTTACAGCCTCAGACGCTACCAGGTGGTGATCGACAGCTTCGAGGCCGATTTTCACCAGACCTACGAGATACCCTACAGCATTGCCTGCACGGTGGTGCTCGACGAAACGGCCGCACTTATTTCGGCGGCAGTGGGGCTGGTCGAATCGCTGGCGGCGGACCTCGTGAGCGCCGTCGGTCTCAGCGACGTGATCGGCAGTTCGGCGATCAATGCGGCAGTGACCGGCGTGGCCACGGGCGTTTCCAATTACCAGGTCGGCGTTCCCAACACGACAAACGCTTTGGCGGGCATAACGGCCGCCACCGAAGGGCCGCTGGTTTCGAGCCTCCAGTCCTCCATCACGGGCGCACAATCGGTAACGCAGGCGAGTATGGCGACGACGACCGCCGGGATCAACACAACGCCGGTTGTCGCGGGTGGATCACCCACGGCAATGGCGAGCAGCCTCACCGGAGCGGCATCAGGATTCAGCCAACTCAGCAACATGTCCCAACTCAACAGCACTCTGGGCCGGATGAGCACAAATACTGCCAATATAGGTAATTAAGCTATGCGTACGGTCACGGTTGCCGGAGGGAACCTCTTCGATCTAGCTCTTCAATATCTGGGAGACAGTTCGCAATGGAACCGGATTGCCCAACAGAATAACCTTATCGACCCATTCCTGACCGGCATCGTCACCTTGCAAATTCCGTCCATCGATCCGAACGCTGGTGGGGGGATATTTGTCGCTTCTTGACCTGAACGCCCCAAGAACGGCGACCGGTGTCACCCGGCAGCCGCGGTGCAAGGTCACCGTCAACGGAACGCTTCTTTCTGGCATCGTCGAAGTCGAGGTGACAAACGCCAGCCACTTCACGGCGGACACCTTCCGCGTCGTCTGCTCCAGCAGCGGGCTGCCGGCGGCACTGAATCCCGCCTACTGGGCCCTTTCGGTGGGTGACCAGGTGGCCGTCTCGGCAGGGTTCGCCGACGCTTCGGGCAATGCGAGCTACACCCAGCTCATCCTCGGGCAGGTGGACAACGTCGAATACGACCTCGCCGGGCGGAAACTCACCCTGACCGGCCGGGACCTGTCGGCCCCGCTGATCGACACGAAGACGGCCGAGAAGTTCCAGAATCAGACGTCTTCGGCCATCGCCACCTTGCTGGCAGGGCGGCACGGCCTGACCCCGAACGTGCAGGCGACGACGACCAAAGCCGGGACGTTCTACGAGATCGACAACGTCGTTCTGACCCAGGAGCAGACGGAGTGGGACCTGCTCATCTACCTCGCCGGGCAGGAAGGCTTCGATTGCTGGGTGAGCGGCAACACGCTCTACTTTCAGCCTTCGCCCGTAGCCACGGCGCTTCCCTACAAGCTGGTCTGGCAAGAGCCGCCGGCCGGCGTGTTCAACTCGAACGCCATCGACATCAAATTGAGCCGCTCGGAAACGCTCGCCCGCGACGTCATCGTCAAGGTGCAGAGCTGGAACCAGCAGCAGCAGAAGAGCTTCGTCGTCACCTACAAGGTGAGCCAGGCGTTCAAGAGCCAGCGGGCGGGCGGCCAGTCGCAGACATACAGCTTCGTCGTGCCCAACCTGAACAGGGATCAGGCATTGAAGCAGGCCCAAGCCAAGGCCGAGGAGATCACGCGCCACGAGCGGGTGCTCACCGCCAGCCTGCCGGGAGATGCTCTGTTGACCACGCGCGCGATGGTACAGCTCGTCGGCACGAACACGGCGTGGGACCAGAATTACTACCCGGACACCGTCACCCGCACGCTTTCGTTTGAAGGCGGCTATCGAATGGAACTCCGGGCCAAGAACCACAGCACGCAAAGCACGGTCGTACTCGGATGAGCCAGAGAATGCAGAACGTCATGCGCCGCGAGGCCGCACGGGTCGCCGGGCAGAAAACATTCGTCCGCATGGGCATCGTCAGCGCATACGACCCGACCCATTACGCCGCCAAGGTCACGATTCAACCCGAAGGCCACGAGACCGGCTTCCTGCCGGTCGCCACCCCGTGGGTGGGCAATGGCTGGGGCATGTTCGCACCTCCGACGCCGGGGGACGTGGTGGACGTGCATTTTCAGGAGGGCGGCAAGGACGCGGCCTTCATCGGCCTGCGCCACTACGGCAACGTGCTGCAACCGCTGACGGTCCCCTCGGGCGAGTTCTGGCTGGTAGATAAGAACGGCAACTATTTCAAGTTCTCCGGCAATAAGGTCAAAATCAACGGAGATGTCGAAATTGACATCACAACGCCAACCATCAACATCACCGTAACCACGGCAAACATCACCGCATCAGGCAATGTAACGGCCACCGTGGGTGGTCAAGCAAACCTGACGGTGACCGGCAAGGTCGTCGCTTCGGCATCAGAATTCGACCTGACGGGCAACCTGATCGTCACTGGGACCATCACGGCCACCGGCGACATCTTCGACAACAACACGAGCGACGGCAGCATGAACCACATCCGCACCGTCTACGATTCGCACACGCACAGCGGCGTTCAACCGGGGTCCGGCACCACCGCCGTACCGAACCAACTTCTATAGGGCAGCATGGCAGACGCGGGGCACTACTTCAGCGGCGACCTCCAGGTGGGGGCGACCGGCGACCTGCTCGTCGCCGACAGCGTGCTGGAGAGCCAGCAACGCATCCTCCGCAGGCTGCTGACCAATCAAGGCGACTACATCTGGCAGCCCGGCTACGGGGCCGGCCTTCCCGGCGAAATCGGCCAGCCGCTGGACGAGCCGGAGTTGGAAACGCTCATCAAGTCGCAGATGTACCTCGAACAGAGCGTGGTGCAGAACCCGGCCCCGCAGGTCATCACCGACCTGATCCCCAACGGGATCAACGTCCAGATCCAGTACGTCGAAATCGACTCGGCACTGCCGGCGACGCTCAGCTTCGACGTAACCCCGTAAAGACAGACCCAGATGGCCAGCCTTCAAACATATACGTTCGCCCAGATCGTCTCGAACATCGCGACGGCCGTTCAGGGATCAGCGTCGGCGCTGCTCAATTTCACCGTTGGCTCGGTCCTCCGGGCCATCGCCGAGGCGACGGCTTCGGTCGTCCTCTGGCTTCAGGCGATCATACTCCAGGTCCTCACGCTCACGCGCGCGGCCACGAGCGTCGGGACCGACCTCGATAGCTGGATGGCGGACTTCGGCCTGTCGCGCCTAGCGGCCGTGGCGGCGACGGGGCAAGTCACCTTTGCCCGGTTCACCGCAACCATGCAGGCGGTGGTTCCCATCGGCGCCAACGTGCAGTCGTCGGACGGCACGCAGAACTTCACGGTCGTAATAGACAAGACGAACACGGCCTACAACGCCGGGCTGGGCGGCTACGTCCTGCCCGCTAGCACCACAAGCGTCAACGTGCCGGTACAGGCGACGGTTGCGGGAACCGGCGGGAACGTCCAGGCGGCCGCGATAAGCGTCATCACCACCCCTATTCCGGGCGTGGACACCGTCACCAACGCCTCGGCCTTCACCAACGGCATCAACGCCGAATCCGATGCGGCGCTCCGGCTCCGCTTCGTGGCCTACCTGGCATCGCTGTCGAAGGCGACGAAAACAGCCGTCGGCTATGCGATCACCACTGTCCAGCAAGGGCTGGATTACACGCTGACGGAAAACTATGCCTACAACGGCACCTATCAACCAGGGTATTTTTGGGTTGCGATTGATGACGGCACCGGCTTTCCACCGAGCCAGTTACTCACCAATGTCAGCAATGCCATCGACGCAGTCCGTCCGATGTGCAGCACGTTCGGGGTGTTCGCCCCGGTCGTCGAGACGGCGAACGTCACGATGGTTCTTACGACGGCTGCAGGTTACACTCATGCAACCGTGGTTACGGAAGTCGCTGCGGCGCTGACGAACTTCATCAACGGCCTGCAACTCGGCGTTTCGCTTCCCTACACGCAGCTCGCCAGCATCGCCTACGACGTTGCGGGCGTCACCAACGTCACTGGCATCCTGTTGAACTCAGGCACGTCCGACCTGGCAGCCACTAACAAGCAAAAAATTCTTTGCGGGACCGTTGCGGTTAGCTAGATGACCGCCGGCACCCAATCCGACATCGTAACCCGCATCAAGGCGGTACTACCAAACGGCTGGTTCAGCGGAAGCACGCCCATCCTCGACGGGGTGCTGAACGGAATCGCTTCGGCGCTGGCCCAGGTCTACAACCTGACCAGCTACGCCCGGCTCCAAACCCGCATCGCCACGGCCACCGACGGCTTCCTCGACCTGATTTCGTTCGACTACTTCGGCACATCGTACCCGCGCAAGCCGATGGAATCGGACTCGGCCTTCCGGGGCCGCATCCAGGCCGAACTGTTCCTTGAACGGGGAACGAGGCACGGCCTGATCCGGGCCTTACAGATACTCACCGGTCGCACGCCGAAGGTGTTCGAGCCGGCACGCCCCGCCGACACCGGCGGTTACTGCACGAACAGCATGGGCTACGGCGTTGCCGGGGGCTACGGCTCCGTCCTGCTGCCCTTTCAGGCGTTCGTCATCGCCTACCGCCCGGTCGGGCAGGGGATCCCCTTCGTCGCCGGCTACGGCAACCCGGAAGGTGCTTATGGCACGCCGAGCCAGATCGAATACGCCAACCAGAGCCTTATTCAGGGGGCGGTCACCGATGCGGATATATATGCCGCCATTAGCAGCGTCGCGCCAGTGGCAACTATCATCTGGACACGAATTAGCAGTTAACATCAGGAGGATATTTTGGATCGTCAGATAGTATACGTAGGTCAAATTCCGCAGGACACCGACCTCTTGCTGACCAACAAGAACACGATGGTGGCGTTTGGCTACGTGATGCAAGCCCTGCTGGGCACCGGCACCGTGGTCGATGGCCTGGCCTGCACGCCGACCAGCCCGGCCGGCATGACCGTGAACGTGGCCGGCGGCTCGATCTACAGCCTCGACCAGATC